GTCGTGGAATGTCATATGTTTAAACCGGTGTTCGTCTTGGAACTTGATCCACTTGTGATAGATCTGGGCTTCGGTCAGGGTAACAAGTCTGTCTCCTGGAACCTTATCAATCAGAGATTTGATATAGGGCGGAATCCTGTGAGTACGGTTACGGTATTTATTTTTTGCAATTTCTTTGCGGTGATCTTTACCGCCCACAACAACCACAACCTCTGCAATGCGGATGTGATCCCCAGAGATTGATTTTGATTTTGTCAGGCCTCGGATCTCCGACATCGAGAAACTGAGCCAGGCAGCCAGCAGGACAGGCAGCTCCAATTCGTTGCCTTTGATCGCCGGCAGAAGCGCCTCCGCCGGTATCAGATCCGGCACACGATCAGGGACTTCGGGCAGTTCGATGTTGCGCAGGACATCATCCAGAGAACTTGTATACTTACGGATTACGGATGCAATAAGGCTCCATTCGTTCTGAAGACGCTTTGGGGGAAGTGTCGCACCTTTTTTTCGGTTGCAAGGACGCTTGGATTCCATATTGATCGATTCCTGCAGGAGTTCCTTGTCCATATCTTTGACACAAATCTGCATCAGGTCCTGAAAACCGTTCCGCTGGATACACCTATAATCCTGGATAGTAGTAAGAGATCTATTCAGGACAAGACGGGATTCAATATATTTGTCTATCAATTCTGTAAGCGGAAGAAGAGTATAATCTACTTTTTTTTGCTTCGGCTGCTTTGCCAGTTCTTCTTCCTTCTGCAGAATAAATTGCGCTGCTGCAAGTTCTACCGCTTTTTTGGTGGGCCCGGTAATGGTTTTATATTTTCTTGTCGTCTTCTGTTCGCCATTCGGCAGCAGAACAGGAGTGCCGTCAGCATTATAGACCGGCTCTGAGTGACTGTATGGCTTAATACACCATGTTCCACTCGGCAGCTTATAAGGTGTTGCCATAGTATCATCCTCCTTAAAATGGGCATAAAAATGCCCGGACATATGTTTGCATTGCAATCTGTCCGGGAAAATGATAAAATGCACTTGTTCAAGGTGATTTTTATCGGATTTCCCGGTAAGATCGGATCAGCTCTGGTGTTGGCGCACTGGGGCTGATTTTTTATTGTGTAGTTGCACCGGTGCAACTACGAGGTGCTTTCGAAAGAAACCACAGGAAGCTTTTTACTAAATTTCTTTTTAAGATACTCCTGTACAAGAGGAGACATTTCATTCTCATAAAATTGTAGTTCACTATATGCTTTGATATATTGGTTTTTCTTGCCACTTTCGGTTTTTAAGGAATCCGCCTTGATTAGTGCCTTATTATAGCGCCGATCTATTAATTTCTTCTGATAGGCATCCATAGAATTATAGTAGTATTCTAGGGATTCACAAGGCTGATAACCATAAATTTCGATGTAAGCCATTTGCTCATAAGTGCATACCAATAAACTATATCGATCAAAAAAAGTTTTTGGATTATCAGTATTATTAATTGATTCTTTGCAGTCATCGATGATGCGCTTACACTGTGAAAGAATAGAATCACAGCCTGCCAGAATTTGATTGCCAGACACAGATCCCATTTTGGTTCCTGGGAAGCATAATTTCTGTAGAGCATAAAGTGTATTGGGCTTTGTATCGGTGATAGCATGAATTGTATGATATCCAGTCAGAGATACATTTTTAATGGTAGGCTTAGATACAAATTGCTTGGAAGAGGAAGTGTTGAGCGATAATGTGACATCTGGAGTCTCGGTAGTGATTTGTGATGCAGGGGGCACATCTTCGGTAATGGCATTATAAGCAGAAATAACGTCAATAATCCACCCAATACCGAAAACACCAAACGTGAATAAATAGACGAGTCCTAAGACATGCTCGCCTTTAATAAATTTGTGAACTCCCAAAGGTCCTAAAAATAGTGTAATCAAAAAGTCAGCCATACAAAATCCCCCTTCTTATGTGGATTAGATCAACTCCAGAACCGACAGTGTCGGCTCGAAGAAGATAACATAATTATCAAATCGGGTATAGATACCGTATTTGCTGCGGTAACAATGAAGAGCCTCCTGCAGAAAATCCTCGGTTACCCCAAGATGCTCAGACATATCATATGCAGTCTGGCACCCGGCTTTGTAACAGGATATAATCCCGTGCAAGCCGATCAGTTTGTTATAACTCCAGAGCCTTGCACGGAGTTCCTGCTTGCGGTTGGCATCGGAGGACTGATTGATAATGTCTCCGATGGTTGTGTGGTAATGCCCAAGCTCTTCGGCAAGCACGCAGGCCTTCTGTGTGGATCTCCGCACGGTCCGATTGATACCGATCACATCATTACGGATCAGTCCATCGGCCCGGGACTGGAATGGAGCATCTTCTATTACATATACATTTTCATCGGCAGCTTCCTGCAGTAAGTTCTCATAGGTCAAATTGCATCATCCTTTTACTTTTCAGGTCTTTTCAGAAGTTTCATATCGGTCTGCATCTTTTCCTGTTCCTCAGGATCCGAAGCGTGATCATTATGAGCGGCACTAAGCCAGGCAGTATCATTTGGAATAGATATTCTGTTGGAAGGTACCTTAGCCAAATCGGCAGGCCATGTTTGGATACCATCCATGAAATTCCCCCTAAAGTGATCAATACTAGCGGAACAACGGTCAGATTCTTCGGCAAGTACAAAATCGACCATCTTTTTACCATGCTCATCGAGAGCACGGTATTTTTTTATATGGTCATATTCTGCCAGGGTAACATCATTTTGTTTCGCTTTTATTTTAACAGCATCTTGGAACAAGTAGTTTGCATCCACATTTAATGTTTCCATTAATTTATATATAATCTGTTCTTTCGGATGGCTGGTTTCCTTTTCGTAGTTGGTAATAGCAGAACCCGTTACGCCAATTAAGGCACCGAGTTCAGTTTGGGTTAGTCCCATTCGTTCTCTTGCTTCTTTTATTCTATATCCAATACCCATACACGCACCTCTTTCTTTGTTACTAATATAACTCAAAAATCTTCAAATGTAAATATAAAAAACTCAAGATTTTTTAGAAAATGTATTGACAACTAAAGAAGCATTAGTTATGATGTAGTTGAACTAAAGAAACTTTAGGAAAGGAGAACAAAATTGAATTCTATTGTAGCACCTAACGTAAAAAGAATAATTAAGCAGAAATGTTTAAAGCAATCTGCGGTAGCTACCAGAGCCGGATATACTCCGAATCAGTTCTGCTCCATGATGAAAGGCCGAAAGATTATCAAAGATATAGACATTATGAATATTGCGATAGCTTTGGGTGTAGATGCCAATGAACTATTTAAGAAGGAGGAATAACCAATGAACAAAGTAGATGAATTGATCGACGCACGGGCTGAACACATCAAAAAGCGTATCGATGCAGGTAATGACATGGAAAATGAGATTGCCGAAAAGACGAAGGCTCTTGCAGAGCTGGTGTCTGCAAGAGCCAAAGGATATTAGCAGAGTGCCTTGCTATTCAATTCGACCAGTTTGTTGTAGATTTCCTGCATGAATTCTGCAACATCATGCCCATTGTCTTTGTTGGGGGCATAAGTGGTACTAGACATTTTGGCAACAGTAATATCTCTGACAACGTCAATAAGGTATTTGTTGACTCTGGGATCCATAATGAATACCTCCTTTCTACAATTAAATGAAACAAACGTTCTGCAATAATTGTAGAAAACAAATGTTCGTATGTCAAGATAAAAATACAATATATGCACATTTTATTTTGAAATCAACAATATATTGTGGATTTCGAGTAGGGAAGAAGGCAGCAGGAATGAAGGACCCACATAAGCTTAAAATCGTGGCTTCTGATAAATCATCATTCGAGATCTGGTTGGATGATAAACAGATCCACCATGTAAAAGAATATGAACTGAAGAAAGTAGAAAAAGGAAATCTGGTGGAATTAACCCTGAAATTGTTGGTCAAATATCCTAACCAAGAAAGTAATCAGTAGCAGCACGCTTTGCAAGTTCCATAAGAATAGAGAGAGAAGCATCAGTGGCTTTTGATTTTACTTTATTCCATAAGGACTTAGCCCGGATATTAGCCAGAAATTCATGTCCAAGAGGTGTGAGATCACCAATTAAAACTGTAGCACCTCCGTCGTAGTAATGAACATTTTCAATGAGACCGGATACACTGGCCTGCTTTATGTGATAAACAATTTCTTCATGGGAAAACTCAGCAAGATATTCTGATTCAAAAGTATCTCGATCATACTCCCACGGAGTATCAAAATTACATTTTTCTTCTACGGTCAGAAGGATTCCGCGGATGCAGTCGGGGTTAAGTTTCATAGCGTATCTCCTTATAGTGTGACAAGTTACTGAAATTATTATAGGAGAAAACAAAACGTAATACAACAGAATATTCAGGAAGGAGACAGCAGGAATGGAGAGAATCGACAGATTATATGCTCTGCTGGAGCGTGATGACATTGACGAGGACACCAAGGCGGCGCTGCGGTGGGCAATATTCGAACTGGAGAGGAAGTGAAAAGGATGCCGAAATCCAATTTCTTGAAAACAGAATCTGTGAGAATGAAATATGAAGCCAGGGCGCAGGCAGGCATCAGACGGTACATGTCACTGCGCCGGATCACGGACGATAAGATCGCGGCAAAGCAGAATGTGCAGGCAAGGACGATTCAAAACCGCATAAAGGATCCCGGATCTATGCAGTTAAGAGACCTGTGGGATCTGGCGGAGATCTTAGATGCTCCGGTGGGAGAACTGGCCGGCGGAGATCTGCCGGAGGAAATGATGGCAAAGTTGATGCAAATGAAATTTGACTAAAGATTTTGTGCCGTGCCCTGTACGTGGTGTATTCCCAACACCACACTCCCCTTTTACACTTTTAGCGTGTGTGTCCAGGCTTCCACACCTGGGCACCACGTAGAGGGCATGGACAAACATAGATCACGCTTTGCGCGTGGTGTCTTATGACAGCACCACGTCCCCCGTAGACATGTCGCTCCTGCTATGGCGACATGGAACCTCTTTCGGTGTCCGGTAGATCAGCGCCGGGCACCACGCGGAGAGCGTGATCGGAAAGGGATAAACATGGAAATGATTAAGTATTGTGCCAAGGAAGTTGTGAAAAACAAAGACGGTCACAAATACTGGGAAGCCAGCAATTCGCAACTGGCCGGGTATGTCTATGATGAAGTGAAGCAGTCAGTGCCGGAGGCGAAATATTATAACTTTGAAGGTTTACAGATCATTACAACGAATGACAAGCAGGAGCAGTCATTGCTGAGCACGCTGGAAGTAATGGAGGACCTTTGTAATGAAAGGATAATCCAGATACATAGACTGAGAGATCAGATATACGGAGGGGCTACGGATGTATAAAAATATTGCGATATCACTCCTCGGAGCGTGGGTTTTGAGGGATGTTTTTGGGACAACAGAAGTAAGAGAGCAGATCGCCATAGTCATGGGTTTGGCGGCTATGCTTTTTATTTTTTTGCTTTTTTGCGAGGATCAGCTGGAAAAATTGCAGAAAAAGCAGAAAAGGATCCGGGAACTGGAACGGAAACTGGAAGAATTGAAGGGAGGGAAAACGGATGAAAACAGAACAGTACTACATGGACAAGCTGTTGAAGATGGGGGACGAATTTACGAAAGCGGTGATCCGGAAGGACTGGTTTCAGGCGAAGTATCTGTATGACAAGGCAAGCACCGTTGCAGTGTTTCTGGAAGCACCGCAGGAAGTCAGAGAAAAGCTGTTTGGGCGATACAACGAGGAACGAGACGAGAAGGAGCAGGGTGCCTTTGATGACCGCTCCATAGCAAAGGTTATGAGGGAATGCCTGATCAAGAACAACCTGGGTTTTGAGTGCATGGTCTACCGGATCCCGGGCGAGGCAGGCTACTTCGGAGCCAGACCTGCGGAAGATGGTTATTACATGCCAGCCAATCAGAACCCGGCATATTTCGCACAATAAAAAAGCCGGCATTTGGCGATGCCGGCCAGCTCACAGAGCTACTTATATAGACAAGATAAGTATACCTCTGTAAGCCGGAAAAGTCAAGCAAAATGGGGCTTTTTGAAAGCCCCTGCGCACTTGATAAAGATATTAAAGTTAGGATACAGAGGCAATGGTAAAGCGAAAGAAAATGAGGTTAAGACATGGGGATGTCCTGGACGTGGGAGAGTACCATGATGGCAATTATGGATCCCCAGGGAAGAGCAGACAGAAGAAGGAGAAGCCGACCAAGGAACAGGTGCGGCTGATAAATCAGAGGAACAAGGTCAGAAGATGTAGATGGAGACTGATCCAGTACTTTGATCAGGGAGATCTGTTTATTACATGGACCTATGAGGTCGGGAACCGTCCACCAGATATGGCAGGAGCACTGAAGGACTTCCGGGCGGCAATCATCAAGATCCGGAAGATCTACCGGGCAAGGGGTGTCCCACTCTACTGGATCAGGAACATAGAAAAGGGAACCAAGGGAGCCTGGCATATCCACCTTGTGATCAAGCAGACACCGGAGGGTAATGCGGCTGCTATCGTGACCAAGGCATGGACAAAGGGCGGCACCTACGTGGCAGAGATCCGCAACAGCAAGTTTACCGGAGATGACATGGAGCAGCTGGCAGGGTATCTGACCAAGGACGAGCACACTGCAGAGCAACGGGCGGACGGTACACCAGGTAAACCAAGGATTGCAGAGTCTTCCTATAATACCAGTCGCAATATGCCGCTTCCAGAGCCTAAGACGGGCAAGCTCGTCCGCTGGAAGCCGGAAGTCAAACCACCCAAGGGATATTACATAGCCAGGATGCATGAGGGCATCAATCCGGTCACGGGATTTTTGTACCGGAGTTACACACTGATCAGGTTAAAAACACAGGAGCGGAAGAAACCGCCGAACAGGGTAAGGAGGTGTTGATAAATTGGAAAATGAATTGAAAGTAGTGGATATCTTTATAGGCACGACTCTCCGGGGATCTGCAAAGGGCTCCGGCCGGGTAATGTACATCATGAGGACCACGCGTAAGAATGGCAGTGACTATGAAGCTGCTCCGCAGATCGCAGAGTATGACGATACCACGGAGAGCGAGTCAGTCCTGCGTGCCATCCGTGATGCCCTGCAGCGACTCCATTATGCCTGCACCGTAGTGATCCATACAGAGTGCAGCAACGTGGCAGCGGCCATCACGCAGCACTGGCCGGAGAAGCGCAAAGGGCAATCCGGTGAAGAATGCCGTATTGTGGGAAATGCTCCTGCAGGAGGTTGAGGACGGAGGGCATATCCTGCTGGCGGAAAGCGAAAAACACGAATATGCTGAGTGGATGCGGTTTAATCTGCCGCTGAAACGGGCATTAAAAGACATTTTTACAGAAGTGCCAAAAAACTGACGGTATGAGCAGAGTACTCATGTTAGAGACCATTCCGGTGAATCCACCGAGATGGTGAGAATATAACAATATGACAGAAAAACAGTCGGTCACAAGGTGAAACCGACTGAACTACCGAGAAAAATTCGGAAGTTGCACCGGTGCAACCGGGGAAAGGAGATCAGATGGAGAAGAAATTTGGAATATTTAATACCGTAGAGGAGTTGAACAGGGCAGCAGCCGCCCAGAAGGCAGAGGGAGACCTGGAAGCGCTGATCGGACTGGCCACAGAGAACGGACTGGAGAAAGAGGATGCAGAGGACTATATGGACAGCGACGATCCGGAAGATTTTCTCTGCAATGCCACGATGGCGGCAATCGGCAAGCTGAACATGGAAGAGCAGGACCTGCACCTTGAAAGTCAGATGAAGGATTGGAAGGACTTTATCGTGCAGATGCTGACAGACTATCCGGTGGACCATGCTGATGAAGACAGAGATACACTGGCCAATGCAGTATTTAACCCGGAGAAGAAGTTACTGGACGTGCTGGCCGCCGGGCTGAAGCTGTCATCCGAGAATCGGATAAAGGTAGACAAGCGGATCATACAGGCAGCAAGGCTCCCGGAGAGTGCCGCCTTTATAGGTATGTGTGGCCGGGATGATTTAAAAAAGATCATACAGGACTACTATCTGGGAAAGCAGGTGTGAAATGCGTGCATATAAAGGATTTCATAAGGATCTGAACTGTACGATGGGAAAGGGCGTGTTTTATTACGAGCCGGGGAAATGGTACAGAGAGCAGGAGGCGAGATGTGCTGATACCGGTTTCCATGCGACAGACAATCCACTGGAAGTATTGAGATGGTACTCAAACGAAGGAGACAGATATTTTGCCGTGGAACTACGGGGAAATATAGACGAGGACGGATGCGGCAGCAGGATTGCGGCGCCGGAGATCATGCTGGTAAAAGAACTTACAATAGATGACCTGTATCGTTTGGGAGTGCTGTGGATGTCCAAGCATCCGAAAGCCGAACTGGCAGCAGCCGTAATGGTGGAGAGCGGGGAGGCGTACAGAAATGGAAATGTTATCGTCAGGGGGAAAAATCCGAGAGCCCGGGGGAAAGCAGGGGATAACCTTTACATCGTCAGGGACGATGTGGACGGGGGTATCGTGGAAATCGGTGCTTTTAAGGTAGACGGGATAAAGATCCTGCCGGATGTGTATTATGACGCAAAAGGGAGGCGGGTAAATGAGAAAAAGTGAACTGGAGAAGCTGAGGACACTGAATGCCACTCCGGCCATGATCCGGGCATTGCAGGAGCCGGGGACGAAGAGGTATTACAGTGGAAAGATTAACGAGGAAAAGTATCATCTTGCGGCCAGGTGCCAACAGCTAGGAGGATATCTGAAAATATCTATCTGCACCCGGGAAGATATCAGCAAAAAAGTGTATACACCGAAGTGGGATATCTTTATTAACTACGAAGGTGATGAGTATATCACAAGGGAGAGACAGAAGGACGGATCCTACAAATGGCGAAAGGCATATGGGTACAATCTGGAAGCTTACAACTGGTACAATAAAAACTGGGATGAATATGTATACATGAATCCGGGAAGCAGCAGTCAGATACAGAAGATCCTGGGAACGCGGAAAAAAGGATTTTGGGGGATGTGCGAATGGCAGGAAGGCTGTAAAAAACGCAATGAGGATAAAAAAATAAAGAAGCTGACGGATCAGTGGGATAAGGATATGGAGCCGATAAAAGACCCTCCGAAGGGATTCAAAGACTGGTGGCACCGCAACGGCTTTGATGGGAAAAATTATATCTTTTATAGATCGGCACGCTCAACAGAAGGATACTGCACGTCCTGTATTGGCAGGGTAAAACTGCCCGGAAAACCGAAGCATAACGCAGAAGGAAGATGCCCAGTATGCAGAAAAAAGGTCATGTACATATCCCGGGCAAAGAAAACGCAATGTCTTTGTACAGGGGAATATGAGGTGTCCTGCATCCAGAGATACAAAGAGGGGCTGGTACAGAGAGATTTTGCGGTGTACAGATATGACTACAAGGATGACTGGGCTGTCAACAGATCTGATTATGGTATCCGTGAGTATCGTAGGACCATTGTTACAGAAAAGGGGTGGGGGACATACATCTACACGGATTACCGCAGGAGGGGAATGCGCTGGGCACTGGACCGGGATGCATGGATTGGAAAATACCGCGAAACCATGTATCGGAAAAACTTTAGCCAGATATTTAAGAAATATCATACAGCATATCCGATTGCTGTGAAGCATGGTTATACGGAGGCAGGCCTAAGGTATTTCCTGAGACAGGAGCACCGTTATCCTGCCATTGAGATGGCTTACAAGGCGGGCCTGTACAGGCTGGCAAAGGATATGGCAAACGACAGTTGGTTACAGCTGGATGAAATACTGGACAATAAAGCGTCCAGCGGACTTGCAAAGATACTTAAAATAGATAACGCCCGGATGAAGCGCTTGAAAAACATGGATGGCAACATGGAAATGCTCATCTGGCTGCAGAAAGAAAAGGAGATGAATACGATACTGCGTGACTGCGATATAAAGACTCTTTCCGAAGCAGACATTAGCCCGAAAGAACTGGAAGGATCCACAATCAGAAAATATCTGACCATTGAAAAAATATGTAACTACCTGAACAAACAGGCAGGGCTGAGATCGTTAAGAGGCCGCGAATTAAAAACAGCAGTATGGAGAGACTGGAACGACTACGTGAACATGATGGCCAAACTAAAGATGGACTGCAGCAGGGAACTCCTGCTGAAACCGAAAGACCTTGCCATTGCACATAACGAGTTAGTGGCCAAGATATCCATGCTGGATTCCTCCGAGGAAATTGCAAAAAAGAAAATAGATTTCCCGCGGGCGCAGACCCTCATGGAATCCGGAGAACTGGAAAAATATGAGTATGATAACGGAACTTACTGCATCGTTGTCCCTAGAAGCATCGATGATATCTACCGGGAGGGAATCGTATTAAAACACTGCATCCACACCTGTGATATTTACTTACAGAGGATGGATATTAGGGAAACCTATCTGATCTTCCTTCGGCACAGCGCAGAACCGGATACTCCCTGGTACACGGTGGAGATTGAGCCGGGAGGAAACATCCGGCAGAAAAAGTCCGTACTGAATGAGGCATATAAGGATCTGGACGATGCAATGCCGTTTCTGCAGGAGTGGCAGCAGTGGGTGAAGAAAAATCTATCCGAAGAGGATAAGAAACTGGCAGAGAAGAGCGACAAGGCCCGCAGGGAAGGCTATAAAAAACTGCGGGAGCAGAAAAAGATAGTATGGCACGGGAGCCTGCAAGGAACACTGCTTGCGGATGCTCTGGAGAGTGACTTTATGGAGGTGATCTGATGGAATTAATGGAATACACAAAAACATATCAGGAATATAAACAGGAGCTGGATGCAGTTCTCACCCGGACAGCAGAGGATTTTGTACAGATCGGCTATCTGCTCAAGGTAGCCAGAGACACAAATATATTGGCAGAGAGCGGATATGCAACTGTGACAGACTTTGCCAAGGCAGAATATGGCATAGATAAGACACAGGTAAGCCGCTTTATCAGTATCAATGACAGATTTTCTGAGGATGGCTACTCTGATCATCTGCTCACGAGCTACAAGGGATTTGGATACGCAAAACTTACATTGATGTTGCAGATTCCCGACGAGATCAACGAGGTACTTCCGCCTACGTTGTCCAAGGCAGAGATTCAGGACATAAAGGACGAGGTGGATGCTGAGAGCAAGGTCACGGATATTGAGGTGGAGATAGAGAAGGCAGAGGCAGCAGCCGTAACGGACAAGCCCATGCTTCCACCGGAGGGATCACCCTTGGAAAGAAACCTCTGGCAGCTGGGTAAGGAGCAGGAAGATCTCTTCCGGAAGCTGTGGATGGTATGCTTTATGGAAACAGCAAGCGGAAACAGAAATAATGCAGAGATCATAGATGTACTGATTCCGCAGGGAGACGCAGTGTATACCGTCCGGATCCCGGGAGAGCGCCGCACGCAGATTATTGTTAATTCTGATGGAGCTACCATCGTGAATTTGAAGACGTTGGAGCGGAGTAAATACACAGAAGATCAGATATGCCTTGCAGTACGGTCACTCGTAGATGGAGGCAGCAGTCCTGAGGAGCAGTACAAGATGTTATATGGCGAGGACTTAACACCGGAAGAACCGGAAATTGCACCGGTGCAACCGGATGAGACTCCGAAAGAGAAGAAACCTGAAAAGCGTAAGGAATCCCGTGTGACCAAAGCAAACACAGAACCGAAGAAAAAGCCGAAGGAGCCGGACAAGAAGCCGGAGCAGATGACCATCCCGGGAGCCGCACCGGATCCGGCACCGGAAGAGCCGCAAACACAGGTAAATGACTCGTCCTCCCGAGAAACTGACGCGGATAATCAGAATACCGACACCATGGGTACGGAAGAGCAGGTACCGGGACAGACAGACCTTGAAAACGACTTTCCGCAATATTGCCCATCTAAAGGAGACCAGCGCACAGCTTATCTCCAGTCCATCCGTGGAGCAGTGGATAATCTGGTACGTTACGCAGAGATGGATCTGATCAGCGCGGCGCGAGTGCAGGTGAAAGATATCTCCGGATACCTGGATAGACTGGAAGAACTCAGAAAAGGAGGCAGACAGAATGCCGAAGATGTCGAAACAGGCGAGAGCGAGGGAGTTTAATGCCGCCTCTCGTCAGAGCATCAAGGAGCGGGATCTGTACCAGTGCATCTTTTGCCGTATGGGATATCACATGGAGGATGTCACCTGGTACGGTCAGCAGCTGCAGAGCATCATGCACTACATACCGCGCTCCCGGGGTGGTCTTGGGATCCCGCAGAATGGAGCACTGGGTTGCCAAAGTCACCATGAGATGCTGGACAATGGCAACAAGGGCAGACGGGAGGAGATGCTGCAGATGTTTAGGCAGTACCTGCAGGATCATTACCCGGACTGGAACGAGGATGCTCTGATTTATAACAAGTGGGGATAATGTATATACAAATTTGTATATACACGAAGGAGCACAGAGATGAAAAGCAGAACAATAAGCAAGATCATCCGGATGACTCCGGAGGAAAAGCGAAAATTAGAGTACTGCGCAGAAAAAATGGGAAAGACCGAGACGGAGATCCTGATTGCCGGAGTGAATAATTACTATGCTGCAGTACAGAAAGCACTGGCGGTCCAGAAAAATCAATAAGCCTTTTGGACAAAGTGAATCACAATAGACACTGTAAACGAAGCCACGGGGCGACCGCTGATACCAAGAGGCAGCAGTCGCCCAGGAAGGAGACAACCATGCAGGAGTATAAGGACTGGGACGGCAATCTTCTGCCGGATCCTACGCCGCGCATCCATAATGTACATATAGGAGACACCATAAAGATCAAAATAAATGACGAGGATCGTATCGGCCGCGCGAGCAAATACTGCGAATACGAAGTCATAGGAGTTTACCCAAGGAACGTGCTGACCAGGGATAAAAAGACAGGATTCCGCCGGAGCTTTTCTTACGGAGATCTCCTGACAATGGGATTGGAGAACCAGGATCCGGAAATAGAGACCATGCGTAGATCATATGCAAAGGATCAGCGGAAAGAGAGCATATCCATGACACGCAGCTCCTTCAATCCGGACTATGATCCGGAAAAATACCGAAAGAAGAGGAAAAAGAAGAATGAAGACAGTGGAGAAGAAAATACTGCCGAAGTACTTCCAGGCAGTCCGGGAGGAAAAGAAGAACTTTGAGCTGCGAAAAGATGAAGATGATGTACAGCCGGGGGATGTCCTGATCTTAATGGAGTGGGAAAACGGAGAATACACTGGCCGGACAGAAGTACGCCGGATCCGGTATGTGCTCCGGGATGTACCGGAATATGGACTGATGCCAGGTTACTGTATCATCGGATGGTAAAGGAGTAGTGAAGAATGAAAGTACGAGAACTGGCAGAATATTGTAAATCAATACTGATTAACTGCAATAACTGCAAACATAAAACAGAGTGCGAGAAATTAGAAGATAAGCTGGAAGATATGTCACCTTATGGAGTCGTAGACATAGTGGATAGGGATGAAGAGTTAACTTAGGAATGGAGGAGGCGTAATGTATCGAGATGATAGATGGGAAAAAGGAATGTATGCAGATGATTTGGTAAAGTTTCACTGTGGCTCCTGCGGTGATGAATTCATAGTGGGAAGAGCGGCGGTAGAAAAGGCAAATACTAAAGGTCAGAGAATATGTTGTCCGTATTGCGGTAGCAGGTATCCAGAAGAGCGGGTCAGCACCGATGAGGAGGACATGGAATTTTTGTCAGATGCAATGGGATGCTTGGCAATATACGTAGGTGACGAAGATAACTAACTTAGGATTTAGTGGAGGTAGGAAATGTTAAAACCAAATTGTGAAGCAAAAGAATTTGAAAAGTACGGATTTAAGCGTTGTAAAGGAATAGCAGGAAAAAGCGAATGTTACTACTTGTGCGTTGCTAATGGGTGCAAAATGCTTTTCGTAAGTAATTGTCTTTTTTGTGTTAATGATTGGAAAGACGATGATCCACGAATACATGAAAATCCAAATTGCAAATACAGAGATCATAGAGATTCGCTGGATATTATATATGATTTGATTAAGGCTAATATGCTGGTTAAGTTAACTGAAATATCGGAAAATTTGTGTAACAGAAAGGAGATATGTATGGCGAGACCGAAGAAAGAAGGTAAGAAGAACATCCGGAAGAACATCCGGGAGAATATCAGCATGGATCCGGAGCAGTATGAGAAACTGGTAGCTTACTGTCACCAGCAGGACAGACCTATCTCCTGGGCGATCCAGAAGGCGCTGGATGTATATTTATCGGAGGTGTAATATGAGAAGAATACGGCTTGTTAAGGTATTAGCACCGGAGAGCGTGGCAAGAACGTATGACAGTGCAGGAAACAGAGTAGACGAAGATTTCCGCTGTGTGGAATGCGGCATGGGAGTTGCCCGAGAATATGCCTGCTGTCCTTACTGCAAATGTGAACTTGACTGGGACAGGGTTATAAGTTCTTCTGATTGCGCATTTCGGAAATTGTTTGGTTGATTATTTGTGTAATTATGTGTAACGTTACACAACAAAACTGAAATATTAGGATTTAGCGGAGGTATAGCATGAGTAAAATGTCACTGGATGAAGCCATACAGCATGCGAAGGAAGTGGCTAGTCAAAATCGTAGTAATGGATGCATTGAGTGCGCAGAACAGCATGATCAGCTCGCAGAATGGCTTGAAGAACTGAAACAATATAGAAGTTAGGATTTAGTGGAGGAACAATGAAACGAGGAGAAATAACAAGGTTCCTGGGAGATCTGTTGGTCAATGATCGGCTTTGCAAAAGAGGAAAGTATTACGCAAGCGAAGTGAGCATAGACTACGGAACAAGTGATGTTAAAAGAGTTGATTTCATGCAATTTGAGCCTTCTGGAGTAACTGCAATCAGTGCGATAGAAAAAGGGACATTCACTTGCTATGAAATCAAGAGCTGCAAAGAGGATGTATTTAGTGGGAACGGATTGAATTTTCTGGGAGAAAAGAATTATATAGTTACTACTATGGATTGCTATAAAAACATCCAAGAGGATTTAAGAAACGGAAAGCTGGCTAAGCATATTCGAGAATGCAGTCCAAACTCTTCACTATACTACGGGATAATGATTGCAATACCGGAATATAGAGATCCTGCGGATGAATACGAGAATCCTACACCGCTGGATACAGATACAGGTTGGAAGCTTGAAATAATATTACCATGCAGACAGGGAGAGCGAAAAAGATCCATAACTGAGATGTTATTTTATATGCTAAGGAGTGGGCATTAGCTTGAACTGAAATATTAGGATTTAATGGAGGTACGAGTATGGATTTTTTAACAAATTTGGACAGTGAAACATTAAAGGCAGAATTATTAGCCTTTTTAGAACTTGGAGATGATGAATTCGACATATCTTCGATGGGAGAATTTGAAGAGCAGTTTGTAGAATTTATCAAAGATGATTTGTCTTATGCGGATTAATTAGGATTTAGTAGAGAAAGAGAGGTAATGAGCATGATACACGCTATATGTGATTTTTGTGGTAAGGATTGCGATAGAACAGCAACGCTACTGTCTATGACACCTTTTCAAAATTTTGCAAGGTATCATACAGATAATGAACCGTATGGAAATAGAGAAAAAACTAGAAGTTTTGTAATCTGCTATGAATGTTGTAAAAAACATAATCTTCCTAATCCGTATGAAACATATTCAGGAATTACTAAGCAAGAGGGACATTATGAGAAATGCCTTGATAATTATACAGATGTTGACCTTGTAGAAGATAAAAAATATGATAAGAGATTTGATTAAACTGAAATTTTAGGAACAGAGAGGAGAAACATGGGAAGAGAATTGAAGCGTGTACCACTGGATTTTGATTATCCATTACATAAAGTTTGGTACGGATATTTTGTAGATAACATTTCGTTTTGTATATCTTCGCAAAATGAGGAATATTGTGAAAATTGTAAGGAGTTTGCGAGGATCAAAGGGATTGATACAGAACAGTATGGATGCCCTAAATTTGATGAGTATTTCAAGCAAATTAAGGACAAATTAAAGGAACTCTGCGAACCACCGAAGGGAGAAGGCTATCAGTTGTGGGATACTACGAGTGAAGGGAGCCCCATAAGCCCTGTGTTTGAAACATTGGACAAATTGTGCAAATGGTGCGAAGTTAATGCAACTACCTTTGGTAAATTCAAGGCAACAAAGGAAGAGTGGAAAGAAATGCTGCAAGATGGCTTAGTATATCACAAAGAAGGAAATGCCATTATGTTTTAGTGGAGGAGAACGGGATGATGGATTTTTGCGAAAAAATAATAGCGGCATTCCCGGAATCCATCCGGACAGTGAAAGGAGTGATAGAAAAAGGAAAAATGTTAAAAGTGTAATAAGTATCACAATACACAATTTGAAATTCCAGCTGCAGAAGGACTGCAATCGTTACATAAAAACAGCGGTAGACCATCCGACCAAAGATAGCATCTACCGCTCACTGCTTAAGGACATCATATCATAATGTGATACCTTAGGCAACATGAAAGAGGTGCGCTTATGACGAAAAACGACCTGATCAACGAAGTTGCCTATGAATTGAACGATTTTTTAAGCAAGGAACAGATTGACCGCATGAAAATCACCTTGTATGTAAAATTACAGGACTTTGAGCTGGCAGAGATCAAACAGCTACCTATGACTATGGAGCATGACAATGAGTGGTTAATGCAAAGGTATTGTGTAGACGGCGTGGCAGCAGGACTCCATGCAGGGACAATACGAAGCTATATTGGGATAATAAAGAAATTCTTCGAATTTGTGAATAAGAATTATAAATATGTGACAGCGCAGGATATTACAGATTATCTTGCTATAAGGTCCTATCGTGATCACATCAGCCACAATTATAAATCCACAATATACCGGTACTTATGCACATTCTTTTCCTGGGCATTTAAAAAGAGGCATATCCAGGACAATATTGTTGACGGAGTAGATAAGGTTAAGCAGATCAAGAAAAAGAAGGTACGATTGACAGATGAGGAAGTTGAAACTATCCGCTACGCACTGCAGACACCGAAAGAAAAAGCTTTGTTTGAATTGATGATTTGTACCGGCATGCGAGTAGGTGAAATCTCTTACCTCAACGTGTCAGATATTGATCTGACAAATAAGCAGGTATCAATCTATGCCGAGAAGACAGACACCTACCGTACCGGAATGCTTACGCCGGTGGCGGTGATGGCACTACGAAATTACATCGGGGACAGGCCTGGGACAGATCCGCTGTTTTTGGCAGATCGGGCACCGCATAACAGAATGAAAGAGTATGGCATTGAAAAGCTCGCTAAGGAGATGGCTGTGCGTGGCGGAGTATCCCGAATAACAGCAACCGTGCATGTGTATCGCAAGACATTTGCAAGCGTGTTATATCGCAAGACTGGGGATGTATTGCTGGTAAGTAAATTACTGGGACATGCAAAGCCGGACATGACAGTCCAGTATTACCTGATAGATGACATCGAAGAGATGCAGCACAAATATAACAGAGTAGCATAGCAACCGCACCGGAAATTGCACCGGTGCAACAGAAAGGAGAAAGCATCGATGCAAAGAATTAACAGAGCAAGCTGGAGGATTATCGAAACTATATTATTACGGTATCCCCAACGCAAGAAAGAATATGAGGAGTACATATCGGACATTATGGCATCACCGGCGGGAGGCAGCAGTCGTCCGTCGGATCCTGCCAAGGAAAGAGACAAGGCACAGTCTGTCACAGAGGCAAAAGCCCTGAAGATGACATCCGTATACCATGAACGGATCAAGAAAGAGATTGAGGCAGTGGAATTTGTATATAATTCTCTTCGACCAGAAGAACAGAAGGTAATAAGAATCAGGTACTGGAGTAAAGGTCTCAGAGCACCGATTCCCTACCTAAAAATCGGTGGTGCCTCGTACAGTGAGAGACAAATGAAGAGGATAGTTTTTAAGACTATAGAACAGATTGGAAGGTATATTGGGGAGTTAAAGTAAAAGATGGCATGATTTCGCATGTCAAATGTGATAATATAGTATCGTGATAAATTAGTGACAGGGCAATGCAGATAGCTGCGTTGCCTTTTTTCGTGGAGTTGCACCGGTGCAACTTTAGAGAGATGGTGAGCAGATGGCAAAAGGCAAATATAAATATTGGCTGACACCGGAAGGCTTACTAAAGCTGGAAGGATGGACAAGGGATGGACTAACAGAAGAGCAGATCGCTAGTAATATGGGAATCTCTAGGTCTACATTAAATGAATGGAAAAAATTGTATCCGGACATTTCGGACACCCTAAAAAGGGGAAAGGAAGTTGTGGACCTGCAAGTGGAAAATGCGCTCTTGAAAAGGGCACTGGGATATCGGTATACAGAAGACAAATATGTAAGCGTTCCGATGGAGCAGGAAGAATATAGTCAAAAGCTATTTGAATATATGAATCGCTACAAACTGGAGCATCCGGAGGCAACAGATGATGAGCTGATGCTTGTAAGAGAGAAGTTCCCTAAAACAAAAGAAATGCTTGTGGAACGAAAAGTAAAAGAAGTAGAGCCGGATACCACGGCCCAAATATTCTGGTTGAAGAACCGAAAACCGGATAAATGGAGAGATAAACAGGATGTCCAGATCTCCGGAGAACTCAAGTCCGAACAGAGTAAACTGGATGACCTGATCAGACAGATGCGTGGTGATGGGTAATGAGCGCAAGTAAGCTCCTGTTGTCAGAGAAATACAAAGCATTCCTGAAATGTGATGCTCCGGTGGAATTCCTGGAAGGAACCACGGCGGCAGGTAAAACAACGGTAGGAATCTTCAAGTTTATGCTTAAGGTGGCGGAAAGCCCCAAGAAGCTGCATATCATTGCAGCGGATGACACCGGAACTGCTGAGAAGAACATCATCAACAAGGACCTTGGTATATTGGATGATTTCGGGATCCTGGTGGAGTATAACGGCAGCGGAACCAAAGACGATAAGATTCCGCATCTGATTCTGCATACTGGCAAGGGGGATAAAGTAATTTATGTGCTGGGCTACGGTAACAAGAAAAAGTGGAAGAAGGCCCTGGGTGGACAATATGGCTGTCTGTACATAGATGAAGTAAATACCGCAGACATAGATTTTGTCAGAGAAGCATCCATGAGATGTGATTATCTGATGGCAACACTGAACCCGGATGATCCGGGACTGCCGGTGTATAAAGAATATATCAACTGTGCGCGTCCTCTTCCGGAATGGAAGGATGAGACACCGCAGGAAATCATAGAGGAACTGAAAGAAGAGCCAAAGGACGGATGGATCCATTGGTTCTTTTCTTTTAAAGACAATGCAGGCCTTCCACCGGATAAGCTGCAGATGATCCTGCAAAACACACCTAAGGGTACCAAAATTTGGAAAAACAAGATTCAAGGTCTCCGCGGAAAAGCGACAGGGTTGGTATTCTCCAACTTTGTCAGAAAGAAACATGTTGTTACTGCTGCGTGGGTGAAGAAACAGATTGCGGATGGGAATATCCGTTTCAGGAAGTTTACAGCAGGACTGGATACATCATATTCCTCAAAATCTCCGGATACTATTGCAATGATCTTCCAGGGCATTACGGATGACCGCAAGCTGATCACACTAGCTGAGAAGGTATATAGCAATGCGGATCTCAGTGTGCCGCTGGCTCCTTCTGACACAGCGGTAAAGTTTATAGCTTTTCTGGATAGATGCAGATCGGAATGGGGATTTGCAAAAGAGTCTTTTATTGACTGCGCAGATGCGGCGACAATAACAGAACTTCGGAAGTATAAGCGCCTGCATGGGTGCCTTTATAATTTCATTGAGTCCTACAAGAAGGTAACAATACTGGACCGTATCAATTTACAACTGGGATGGATCCAGCAGGACTGCTATCTGGTAGTTGAGGATTGTACAAACCATATCTCGGAATTGGAACGCTATTCATGGGACGAGGAAGAGGATGTCCCGGTACCGGAGGATAAGAACGACCATACGATCAATGCAAACCAGTACGGATGGATTCCATACCGGAATATGATTGGATTCGAGGAGGATAAACAGAGGTGAACCTGATGGAAAAGATAAATGAGAATATCAAAAGAGGTATACGGAGCTGGCTGAATGTTTCTCCGGCGAATCCCTATGTGTTCAATATCAATGAGATGATGGACTTCGAGGGGAATGCGATCCGAAACCGCATCTGGTATCGTGGTGACAGCAACGAACTTGAGCAGTTCTATGAGCAGAATGCGGAATATGCAGATAAATATAAATTCTGGTCCAGCAAGAGTACACCGGGGATGGAAATGCGCAAGATCCACACAGGCCTTCCGGCGCTTACAGTGAGAACTCTGGCAGCAGTAGTCCTTCCGGATATGGGGGAATTTGAATTTTCATCAGAGAACGAAAAGCAGAAACAGATATGGAAAGACATTGCAAAGCCTGAGAATAATAACTTTGCCGACAAGGTAGAGGATGCAATCAAAGAAGCGCTGTATATCGGAGACGGGGCTTTTAAAGTGTCCATTGATACAGAAGTCAGTAAGTATCCGATTTTAGAATGGTATGCTGGGGATCGTGTTGAAATCATCCGGAAAAAGGACAAGGTACGGGAAGTGATATTTAAGACACCATACAGCGGAGGAGGAAAGACATATGTGCTCAATGAGATATACGGATATGGGTATGTAAAGAACGAACTGTATCTGGATAACAGACAGGTTCCGCTGACTACACTACAGATAACCGATTCACTGGAAGACGTGACCTTCGATAAAAGCGTTATGCTGGCGGTGCCTATGATGTTCTACAAGTCGGCAAAATACGAAGGCCGTGGCGGAAGCATCTTTGACGGAAAGGTGGACAGCTATGATGCGCTGGATGAAGTATGGAGCCAGTGGATGGATGCGCTGAGAGCAGGAAGAGCCAAAACATATATTCCGGACTGTCTGGTCCCGAGAAATCCGGAAACAGGAGCTGCGATAACACCCAATCCGTTCGATAACAGATATTTTGCAGCAGAAGGAGACCAGCGCGAAGGGCAGAAAAACGTAATCAGTACAGACCAGCCGAGCATTCCTCATGACAGCTATCAGGCTTCCTACTGTACGGCTCTGGACCTTTGCCTGCAGGGGATTATTAGTCCTTCTACACTGGGGATTGATGTAAAAAAACTGGATAATGCAGAAGCGCAGCGTGAAAAGGAAAAAACAACGCTGTACACAAGAAATATTATCGTGGAAACTCTTCAGACAGTATTGCCACAGGTAGTATCCATGTGTATCAACGCATATCACCTGATGAAGAATGAGGCAGTGGAAAGTGTAGAGGTAAATCTCCCATTTGGAGAATATGCCAATCCTTCATTTGAATCTCAGGTGGAAACAGTTGGTAAGGCAAAGCAGAGCGGAATCATGAGCATTGAGCGCTGTGTGGAGGAATTGTATGGTGACAGTCTGGATGATGATTGCAAAAAGGAAGAGATCGCAAGGCTCAAGGCAGAGCAGGGTATTCAGAGTATTCCGGAGCCGGAAATCAGGACGGATGCAGGAGAATTCAGGATAAACGGATTTACAGGAGGCAGTGATGGAAGTAAAAGTAGCGAAAAAAACATACCGGATGAACCGGGAGGAATACCAGGGGCTCCTGAAGGTGGCCAGTGAGCAGGTCCCGAAAGGAATCTATGCAGTGGAAAAAGGTAATTATGCGGAACTCCGATGTGATCATTGTACCAGCGTCACGCAGATCAAGACATTGACCAGACAGTTTAAAAGCCAGGGATTCAAGGTATATGCAAACGGCAGGTGATTAGATGCCTAAGATAAATTCAGAATATGATATCGGAGCAGCATTCCAAGCTATTGAGAATGAACTCATTGCTTCCATGATCCGGAATATGCGAAGACATAAGATTGAGGAAATCGATGAGGACAAGCAGTGGTCCATGTGGCAGGCAGAACAACTCCGGGCACTGGAAAAGTACAGAAAAGAGAATCAGGAGCGGTTCGGTGCGAAATTCAAGGATATCAATAACCGAATCGAAGCACTGATCAGTACTGCCAGGGATGAAGGAGATATGGATCAGGAGATAGCCATACTGGAGGCTATAAAAAAAGGCTTCCCGGCAAGAAGAGTAAGTCCGGGAGCATCGGCGGCATTCTTCCGGCTGAATCAGAGAAAGCTGGAGGCGCTGATCCGGGCGACCACATCAGACATGGAAAAAGCTGAGACAGCAGTACTGCGCATGGCAAATGACCAATACCGCAAGATTATTTTTAATGCTCAGGTATATGCCAACAGTGGAGCAGGGACTTATGAGAAGGCGGTGGACATGGCTACAAAGGATTTCATTGCCGCCGGCCTTAACTGTGTGGAATATGCCAATGGATCCAGGCACACACTGGCAGACTATGCGGACATGGCAATACGGACAGCCAGTAAGCGTGCATACCTGCAGGGGGAAGGGCAGAAAAGGCAGGAATGGGGAATAGCCACGGTGATCATGAATAAACGTTCAAATCCGTGTCCTAAGTGCCTTCCGTTTGTGGGAAAAATACTGATCGATGATGTGTGGAGTGGAGGAAGTGCAAAGGATGGACCTTATCCACTGATGAGCTCGGCAATCGCGGCAGGACTATACCACCCTAGATGCAGAGACAGCCACACTACCTATTTTCCAGAACTGGAGGATTTGGATAATGAATACAGTAAAAAAGACATAGAAGATATCGAAGAACAGAACAGGAAAGAAGCAAGACAGCAATATGCAGAGAGACAGGAGAAAAAATTCCATAGATTAGCATCATTTTCACTGGATCCTGAGAATAAAAGCAAATATTGCGAGAAGGAAAAAGAATGGAGTCAGGAAACAGAAGTCCGGTATAAAGTTCCTGATGAGGTGAAAGTACCGAGATCGGATACTCCGCAGATCATGATAGATTTAATGAATCAGTACACAACAGATGAGTGCATTCAGATAGATGGAAAGTCAGAATATGCCTTTTCGTATGATCTTGATAATGATTTGATATTTGTCAATCCGAAACATCCACAATATGAGGAGGAGAACTATAGGGCTGTATTAGTACATGAATTAGCCCATAGAATTGACCACAATGAATATGGTAGTCCTATGCATACTGAATTCTCAGAAGCAATTAAGAGTACAGAAAAAAGGATTTTGGAATCAAAGGAAAGATATCAAAGTAGACTTGATAAAAATGGGGATTTAGAGTACGATTATTTCGTTAGTGATATTATGTCATGCATAACAGACAATAAGGTGATTGGGTTATACGGACATGAATCACAATATATAGGTAAACCGGGGTACACAGAGCTGGAAATATTTGCAGACGTGTTTGCAGCATTGTATCAAGGGGATGATGAAACTGTAAGTTTTATAAAAAATGAACTACCAGAGATATATGAAACATTTTTTAAAATATTACGGGGATAATTATGCTGAAGAAAGAATTCGTAGAAAAGATGAAGAATGATAAGGAATTGCATGAATTACGGGAAAAGGTACTATTATTTGGGACCAGAGCGGATGCAGCCTATATCCTTGGAAAAGATAGAAGCTACGAAGACTATAAAGACCGTTTGCGAAAAATGATAAGAGAACACGAAGCCACCAGTCAGTAGATTGGTGGTATTTTTATGCCAAAAAGAAAGGATGAAAAAACATGAAGAAATTATTTATCAGCCAGCCTATGAAGGGAAAAACGGATGAGGCAATCAAGGAAGAGAGGCAGCAGGCTATCAGGGAAGCGGAACAGGCAGTCGGAGAACCGGTGGAGGTGATAGACTCTTTCTTTGAGGGGGCACCGGCAGATGCAAAGCCGTTGTGGTTTTTGGGAAAATCGCTGGAACTGCTCGCACAGGCAGACATTGCATATTTCGCCGAGGGATGGCAGGATGCGAGGGGATGTCGGATTGAACATACTTGTGCACAGGAATATGACATCTGTGTGGTAGAAAAGTAAAATTGCACCGGTGCAACAAATCATCTGTAATCAACACGCTTCACTGCGTGTTTTTTTATGCCCAAACACGAGCAAGGCAATAAACTGCAGCGTGGCCGGAGACACCGAAGACAATGGATCGCAGTAAGGGTGACACCCTCAAAATGGAAAGGAGTACGTTATGTTTTACAAGACAGTAAGAAGATTCTTAAACCCTGATGGGAGCCAGGGCGGAGCACCGTCAGGAGAACAGACTGATCAGCAGTCACAGCAGAATGTAGCACCGCAGATTGACTATGGAAAAATCCAGCAGATGTTGGATGGAACGCTTGCGGCAAAAGAGGATACGGCATTGAAAGCCTATTTCAAGCAGCAGGGGCTTTCCCAACAGGAGGTGGAACAGGCTATAGCAACCTTCAAGGAACAGAAGGCGGCAAATCAGCCGAATGTGGAAGCATTGCAACAACAGGCTGCAACCGCAGCAGCTGAGGCAAGACAGGCACAGATCCAACAGGCAGCGACGATGGCAGCAGTCGGACTGGGAATCAGTGTAACATCCATTCCCTATGTACTGAAGATGGCAGATTTCAGCCAGACAGTAGGACAGGATGGAAAGATCAGTAACGAGAAACTTACGGAAGCGCTGAATAAGGTGCTGGAGGATATTCCTGCATTAAAGCCGCAGGAGACAGATACTACCGGTTTCCTTCATGTGGGAACAGGAGGAGATCCTTCGCAGCATACGCAGCAGGCGACTGTACAACAGACACAGACACCGACCAAAAGATGGAATCGGTGGAACTAAGGAAAGGAAGGTATAAGATATGCCTAATTTAAACTATGCACAGCAGTGGAGTCCTGAACTCCTGCAGATCCTGATGCAGGGAGCGTTAACATCTCCCTTTATTACATCTAATGTAAGATGGCTGGATGCGAAGACATTCCACTTTACACAGATGAGCACCACAGGTTATAAGAATCACAAGAGAACCGGTGGTTGGAACACGGGATCCTTCGATCAGACAGATGTTCCTTTTACGGTAAGCCATGACAGAGACGTTCAGTTCCTGGTAGACAAGGCAGATGTGGATGAGACCAACGCAACAGCATCCATGCAGAATATTTCCAAAACCTTTGAACAGACTCAGGTAGTGCCTGAGACAGATGCACTGTTCTTCTCCCGTGTGGCACAGGTGGCACAGAAGACAGAGGGATACCACAGCGAGACTGCTATTTCTGCTTATACCAAGGCAAAGGTATTCGGAATGCTGAAGGATATACTTGCAAAA